ATATCAACACACCTACAATAGCGATAAAAACGCATAGGGCAATCGCTACGGCTATTTTGTAGTGTTCCTTGATAGTTTGTACTAACTTACTAATAAACATGGCTTACACCTCATTTAATTCATTTTGTAGCATTTCCAACGCTCTAAATTTTTCATCGGCGAAACGTTCATTTAAGTTATCACGTAATGCACTATTATTCCATGCAGTAGTCATGCACACATCATAGATACAAGCGATGAGGTCATAATCAAAACGTTTATCATCAACGTAGGATAGATTAGGCAATTCTAAATTCAAGGCCTTTTCCATTAACTTTAATGCATCGTGGAACATATCAACGATATTACCTACACCATATTGTACTGTTCTACTCCATATCACATCTTTCAATGTATCGGAGTGTTTATCTACATGGAACATATTGTCTTGTAATAACTTACACGCTACATCATAGTATTTAGCCTTGATGTAGTCATGTTGCATTTGTGCAAATCCTTGTCTATCAATCGTTCCGAGTTCTTTCCATTGGTCGATAAACTCATCACTATTGATTTCGCCACTATCTACCAATGCTCTTGCGTAGTCTGTATAAAATCCACCTTGCCGCAATCCCCAACCTAAAAATTCATCAACGCTACCGCAATTACTAGCTAATTGATATGTACCATAGGAAATACCGCCTGCATCGTTAACCCCACTTGATACACAAGCAGGGTCTCCATTACTCTCATATACTGCACTCAAATTCCCTAATTCGTTCATTTTTCGCACTCCTTTTTTTCATCAACACTACCCCCATTATTCATGTATTGGGAACGCTTAACACCGCCAGTTGCACCGATATAACCGCCCAATACACCGACTATCACGCTTGCTAAATCTTTTTGTTCAAGATAGATAGTCATGATTAACGCACTAGCCAAGGCAATCAGCGTAATCATATCCTCATAGTTAATCTTCATTTAATCGCTTCCTTTACCGATTTAACGAAATCAATCACTTGTTTAAATAACCCTATCGCACGCTTAAACCACCTCGTTTCTACTAATTCGAGTTCTATCATGTTTTCTACGCACGATGCTAATTCGATAAATATAGGTATCAAATACAACAATGTGCATAGGAATACATCAACACGGCCCAATACTGGTACTACTACATCAGGCAATGTTAGTAGAATAAAGGCTAACAAAAAAAGCCACGGATAGGATTTGACTAATTTCTTAGTCATATCCGCTCGTAGCTTTCCGCTTACTAAAAATCGTTTAGGTTTTCCGTCAATTTCTACTACCGCCCAACCTCTCCATAGGATAGCCAGTATAGTATTTTTGATTGTAACTTCTCTCTTTGTTGCCAAATTGTAATTTCTGGCTTCAACTAGCACTCGTAATACTGTATCTATAAACACAAGGATAACTGTTGTAAATATAGCCAATGATATGCGTACCGCCTCACTCACGTTAAACACCTCGTTAAATATTGGAATAAAGATTTCTATCATTCTGATATCCTTTCAATCTTAAACTCAGTTGCACCTCGTCTTGTAATCGCACGATTATCATCAAAATATCCACGAAGCTCAAACCCCAATCTTGAATCATCAATTTCAAGATATAGTGGTATTTCCTTATCTTCACCAATTGTGATTAATTCATTTAATCTTTCCTTTCCGTTAGAAGAAATTCTATATTTACCAGCTGGAAACCAATAGTAAGTGGTTTTATCGATAAAGAGTCCATTATATAGTTTTACAAAAACTCCTATAAATTTTTTAGGGTCTTTCTGTAAATAAAACTTTTGATTGGAAATTGAAAATATTAATTGATTTTTAAATTGTTTACTATTATTAATTCTGCCATAATACTTTTTAGAATTTATAACAAATATAATATATTTATCGTCTGCTAAATTCCTAGGGTTTTCGGTTAAATTATATTTAATATTTCCTGTGGTAATTATTTCAGCCATCTATGTATACCTCGTTTATTCCGTTCGCACTCCATAATTGCAATCTACTATTCAACGATGTTTGTACTCTTCCCCAGCTCCCCCATTTATTAGCCATAAAAGTACGATGATAGGTTTCACCATTTAATGTATGTAGTGTATGGTCGATTAGTTTACCATCTCCAAAATTAAAGACAATCAACATACCTTGCTTATGACTTCGTGGCGGATTGTTAGCACCACCATCGAAATTGATTTCGTAGCATCCTTGCGTTGTGAGTGTATTCCAATCTGTTGCGGTATCTAATTTAGAATAAGGAAAACCAAATGAACCTGCATCACCTTTTTTGACAAATACTTCATCGGCTTTAGCCTTACTATAAATAGCCGTGTCATAATGTTTAGTAGTTAATACTGTGCTACTATCTGTGCCATCATAGTGTTTCAATGTAGTACCTGTTAAATATACAGGTACGCTAGGGTCTCCCAATTCCACCGCATCAGATGTAGATACTTTACCAATACGCACACCATGTCCATCGGTTTTCTTACCCTCTAACAATGTATTGTTATTGAGTACGATTGAACCTGTTACATTACCGCCTGTGAGTTTTAAATAGTCTAGGCTTGCCAATCGAGCCGTATTGATTGAGTTTTGATAATCTCGGTTTGGATTGCCTACATAAATATCGACTTGATGCCGTTTACTAGGCTTTTCTGTTAATACTGCAAAATAGAATTTACCATTACAATATGCAATATCTTCGATTTCAGTAGTTCTATTGATTTCGATAATCTGTTTAACTGTTCCGAATGGTGTACATTCTACCAAACTACCGAGCGTTGCACTCATTATGCATCCGTTAAGCATTAATGCACCATTGTTGTTAAAGTCATCGTATTGGTAGTCAATTTGATATGTTTTCATCTTTTGGAAATCATCATTGTACAAGTTGACTTCACGTAAGCGTTGTTGACCGCTAATTGGTACAATGCTCACATAAGTTCGTGTGATAGGATCATATCCAATATTAAATACACGCTCATTCAATGTGATGGTCTTTTCAAATGTCATTGTGTCAGCATTAAATACAGATAAATTATTACCATTCTTCAAGCCATTAGCAAGATAAATTCTATTGGTGTATTTGTTGTAGCACATAGTGTTACAATGGCCCATTTTGTCAGGGTCGCTAAACTTATATGTACCTACGATTTCAAATGTATCTGGATTGAGTTCGTACAAGTTTTGTTTTGTACCATCGCTATTAATACATGCTAGTACAAATACATTCTTTTTCTCGTTATAAGTAAAGCCTTGACATTGGTTAACCTCATCACCATATTGGATGTTTTTAACAAATGCGATATTTGATGCGCCTTTTAACATTGGTGTTTCTGTAGGATAGAACGGCTTGATGTTATTGTATGTACCCATATCCATAACACTATCAACAGTATCAAACGAAACATGTTCATTCACTTTATAGATGCCATTAGGAATTAACAATATCTTGTTTTTCAAATTATCATTAGCACGTTTAAATGCTGTGGTATCATCAGCTACACCATCACCAACTGCCCCAAAGTCTTTAACGGATACGATGCCATATAGGCTATCTTTAGGAATAAACTTTGTATCTGCTTCGGTTTTTGTAATCAAACCACCGCCATTAGGCAAGGCGATTTGTTCCGCTTTACTAGCTGCGACTTCTGCACGTTTCGCCGCATCAGTTGCCTTGATAGCGTTACTTGCAATCGATGTTTGTTTATTATCAATGTCTGTTTTTAACGTGCGTGTTTGATTAACCAACTCATTAATATCACGCTTATCAACTGTGGTTTGTCCTGCATATGCTTTTGCATCTGCTACTAGCTTTTCTGCTTTTGTTACATTAGCACTTGATACATCGAGTGCGGTATTACTAGTCGCTAGTTTATCATCAACTGTACGGCTTAATTCTGTAATTTCACCGCCTAGCGTTTTAATCGTTTCTGCATTAGCGTTGATAGTATCACTTTCTGCTTTGATTTTTTCGTATGCATTGATAGCATCATTTGCTGCCTTTGTCGATGTATCTACAATCTTCCGTGCAACTGTTGTTGCATCCTCATCACTACCTACACGGATTAATAAGGCTCGGTTCATTTTCTCCTGCATTTCTTGCAAAATTAATGTTACCTTATCTGTCATGTGTTCGATATTTTGGAAAGGGTACTCATCAGGCAAATCTGTATCTTGTTTAATTGGTGTTCTACGTTCGAGAATAATCTTGTGAGTATTGTCTAATGGATCACCATCAGCAGGATATGTTAAAGTTTTGTTTTCCTTGTCATAATCGATATTGCCTGTTTGTACGCTTTCTGTGCCGTCTGCATCCACCATGATTAAAGCTATATCTTCAATCATGTAAAAGTCATACGGCCATATCCATTTTTTATTAACTCCATCACATTGATAAACTACACTAGGTTTATTGACCTCTGGTATCATATTTGTTCCCCTTTCTAATTAAACAGGACTACCCATAATTGAGTAGTCCTTATTTATTAATGTTTATCTTTCTTCTTAGATTTTTTATCTTTCAATCGTCTATCAAACATGATAGCCATAATGACATCTTCTAGTTTTGCATCCGTGTCCGTTAGTGCAAATTTAGCTAATGTCCATAGTCCATCTGTTACAGTATCACTAAAACCTGTGATGCGGTTAGATACTTGTGATAGGCTTCTACCTACATCCATAGCACCTTTGTTAGGTGATACAATCGCATTGCCTACATCATATAGCTTTTCAACGATTGATGCAGCCATTACTGTATTCCCTTTATTGAATACCTTTTCGCCTAGAATGTATTTCATAGCCATGTTGGAAATATCACGCACAATAGGTACACCCATAGTAGCTTGTGATACCAATTCTTCCCCAAAGGATTTAACTAAATCTTCTGGCTTGTCATCGTCTCCATTTGTCATGGCTTTGTATACCATCATGCCTAGTGCTTGTGCCGTCAATGTCCACCATAGCATACGCACGAATTGTCCGTAGTTGCCTTGGTCTTTCCGTGCATAGTTACCCTCAGCAATGATATTGTACAAAGTGTTAGCGTATGAGTAGAATGGTACAAATAGTTGAGTGAGTGCATTTCTTGAACGTTGGATGCCTGCACTGTCTTTTGTATCGCCGCTACCGAATATATCTCTTACGGCTCTATCGCCAGCACTAATAGCTTCCTGTTCTACAAATTCTGCCGTTACTCCTTCAACACTTTGTAATTCTAATACTTTCTTATCGTATGCAAATTTCCATATAGGAATAGACAAGGCAAAATCAGTTTCTGTTAAAAGTCTAAATCCCATTTGGTTAATATCATCACGGATATTAGCTAATTGTTCAGCCTTATAACCACCAACATTTGTGTCACCTATGCGTAAGCCTTTACCCTCAATGGATAGCCCTTGTTTCAAATCCTTATCTAGGGTTTGAACACGTTCCCTCATAAAGATTGATTGACCTAAAACAAAATCACGTGTTGCGTTGTACTTGGCTGTACCTACACCATAGAACCCCATACCAGCATCACTAATTGCTTTTAATGTATTACCTACGCCTATACGATACATGGCAACAGGAATATTCAACGCATTTTGTAATGCTACGGATACACGGCCAGCCATAACTGCGGTAGAGGTATTTTTCTTGAGTGTCATAACCAATCTACCCCATGCATCGAGTTTCGCTGCTTCATCTTTCCAGTTATCACGAACCCAAGTACGCAAGAATTGATAGGTTTCCATACCGAATTTATCAACGATGTACTCTTGGAAACGGCTATTGCCTATCAGCTTATTTACATCAGTTACAGCTTTTCGCATAGTAACGTGATTAATAGCCTCTGTAATCGCATTAGGGATAACATCAAAATCAAGCATCAAGGACTTGCCTTTGACTACATCCAAACGTGATTTAGTAGCACCCATACCTGTACCAAAGATTGCATTACTAGCAATCATCGTTTTAGCAATATCCTCTGTTTGGAAATCAGATACTTTAGCACTTACTTTAGGATTGTACACAATAGGGAAATATTGACCTTGAATTTCTCTACCACCAATTGTAAATGTAATCCCCTTTTCTTTCTTCAAAGGATTACCATACAACTCCTCTTGTACCTTACTACGCTCTTCATAGAATGAATTGATATGTTCCCATGTGCGGATAACAAATTCCCAGTCCTTATCGGTCATGTATTCTTGGAACGCTCGTTCCATTTCTACTTCATTACTTTGGATAGTTTCCAATGCACGTTGTCTATTCTTTTCTGTTCCCCAATTCAAGGCAAGCATGATGATTTGCTCTTTGGTAACATTGCGTAATTCGCCTACGTTATATAGATGATCATTGCGAACATCAAAGAGTTGTTTCTTGGAATATACTGCACTTACATCTTTTGCTAATCTACGCATCGCAATTTCTTTGTACTCGTTAAATTTCTGAGTAGCTTTATTAATTGGCTCGTAAATATATCTAACTGCAGGTCCATTCTTTCCGCCATCCAACCTGCGTAAGAATGTTTCCGCTTTCAATAATGATAAGTTAAAGTTATTCAATGTATTAGACAATGCATCTGCACGGCTGCGGTTGTTTAACTCATTGAATACATTCCCATTATCTCTACCAAATGTTTCGGCCGCCTTATCAATAATTTGGAATATAGCATCATCGAATGTAACATTATTACCGCTTTCGTCAATTAATGTAGTACCCTCATATTGAGTTCTACCATTTTTATACATCCCTGTCATGAGTTCCTCTAACTGTTCGAGTTCGCTCATTTTAAGAGTACTAAACGTTCTAGGTGATTTAGCATCGAACATTTCGTATATCCATGGTTCAAGTTGTACAGTCGCTTCTTTATCGCCCATAATGTCAGCATCTGCATCGAGTGCTTTAATTACGGCCATCATGTCAAACCCATTAACAGGTTGCAATCCATCATACTTAGTCAATCCCATTTGATATGCCATATGTGTGTAGAAATATCGCATATTAGGCTCAACCATGATAGGGTTTTGACTGCGTGTCATGCGGTTCAATTGGTCTAACAATTTAACACGCAATTTCTTAATAGCTTTTGAATTTTCAAACGCTACTCTTGCCCTTGCTTGGTTTAGCATTTGTGATTGTTTAGCCTGTAATGCTTCATCTACTTTGCCAGTAGCTAATGCACTATCTGCTTTCTTGCTATCTCGTACGGCTTGATTTTGGTATTTCTTGTACTGGCTAGCTTGAGATAAGGTCAAATCGCCTAATTCTCTTTTAGCACGTTCCATGTATTTCGGAATAGTACCAAATCCACCATCACGAATTGCACGCACCGCATCGATGCGTTCTTGCAACGTATCCATTAGCTTTTCAATTCGTTCTTCCTTAGATAATACTTTATTATCCATGCGTTCTTGCATACGATCTTGTAAACGTTCTTTTTGCTCTAGCACTTTATCTAATCGATTTGTAATTGCCGTTAAGCGTTTAGATAATTCGTTGTTTTTATCTTTTAAATCAAACTCACGCTCTTTAGCCTGTGCTTTGATTTGCTCTTGTTGTGCTTTTAGGTTATCGATTTCATCATTGGCTTTATCTAATTCTTTTGAAACACTTCCTAACTCTTTATCAACTTTTGCTTTATCCTTTCGTAGCAATTGTTCTTTAGTTAGTTCTTGCTCAATCGGTGCTAGTTCTGCATCTAGGTTTTCACTATTTACATCTAGCTTTTGCAACTTATCCAATAATACCCAGTTTTTAGCTAGTTCCTTATTAGTATGTGCCTTAATCAAGCGTGCTTCCTCTTGTGTAAGTTCCATTTGACCTTGATTGGATAGCAACATTTCTTCGGCTATTTCTTGGTTGGATTTGCCTGCGTTCGGATCATTAACAAACTCATTTCTAGCGTTTTTCATTTCCTGTGCTACTGCTTCATCGTAAGTACTGCCAGCCTCATCACGTTCCGCCTTTTCTAACCCCTCAATAGTTTGGTATTGCGTATCTTTCAATGCATCTGCACCAAACACCATATATCGTTGGTGTTCTTTGTAGATAGGATACTCTTCGACTAAACGTTTTTCGATTTCAGCTTGTACATCGTCTTTCACTTCTTCCCATTCTTTAATAGGTCGATTGTCTAACTCTTTCATGTACTTACGCATTACACGTTCTTTTGCTTTTTCTTTAATATCAGCAATGTAGCCTTGCACTCGTGCTTGTTCTGTTTCGCTCAACTGTTGATACAATTTTGTATTCTCAAATTGTTCTAATGCTTGCTCGTGTGCGTAGTTTTCAATATCATCTTGTGTTGCAATCATGCGTGCCATTATATCCTTAATGTCAGATGGTACTTCACCGCCTAATCGTTGAACACTACGATAAATACGAGTTAACCATTTAGAGAATTGACGGAATACTCGTTGTAGTCCTTTTGTTGGTGCTTCGCCACTTCGTAAGTAACTTTCCCAACCTCGTGCGAATTTCTCATGTGCTTTGGTGTTATCTATGTTTTCGCCATCAACCCAACCGCTCCACTCTTTGAGTGCGTTCCAATCATCAAGTAATTGTTTAGGTGCATTGTCCATTGATGCCAGTTTTTGAATATCATCAAAGAACACATGGCCCATTTCGTGCAAGAATGTACTTCTATCAGCTGTCTTGAAAATGCTGATAATACGTTCGCCATCACTCATGATTTCTGTTAAACCATTTACATTTTGAAAATATAATTCTACTACTTCATCTGCACGTTTAGTAGCATCAACCCTACTATTTTCTACACCATTCTCATATTCTTCGATATGTATTCCATGAGATTTTAACCCTTTAATCAAAGTTTTATCCGTTCCTTTAGGTACGATTGCAGCTTTGATTTCATCAAATTTTACGGCTCTTTGCGGTTTAGCTTCAAAATACCTAACAGGTAAATTAGAGATTGCATCTACAATACTTTCTGCTTTTTCTCTCATATCGTCTGTAGGTGTGAAATAATTAGAACGTGCTGCGGTATTGAAATCTTTCTTTTTTTGTTGCATGGCAATTAACACTTGCAATGCATCGTCAAATGCATCAAAACTGCTACTATATTCGTAGTGTTCAACCATTTCACTCATGAACGCATCTATATTTTGTTTAACTTCCTCATAGGCTTTGTTAGCATTATTTCGTTCATCTTCTAAATCTATATCACCACTAATTTTATTTTCTGCTTCGGATTTTAGAGATTTCATACTCTTGATCCGTTTTGCACTAGCAGCAATTACAGAACCTTTAGTATTACCAAACATACCTTTTTGTTTGTTTTGTTGTTGTCCAACCATAGCGGTTACAACGTTTTCGAGGGTTAAATCAACTTTACGGCCATTAACTTCAATCTTTGGTTCGCCAAGTAGACTTTCTCTTACATTATTTTTCCATACTTCAAATGATTTTGCAGTAGCCTTTACATTGAGTTTTTTATCTATATCTTCACGTAATTTGATGCTATCGATGTATGTAGAACCATTTTTATGTGTACCATATTTAATTTTAGGTGCTTTACCCAAAGTAGATAAGAAATAGTATTTAACCTCATCTTTGTTAAATATACGTTCTACAAAGTCAATAGATGTACTATCATCAATATCCATTACTCTTGCATCTTTTAGCGCTTTCAATTGTCCATCTTCTGCTTTTAACTCTTTCAGAATTGGTAGCATCTTATCATACAATTCACTAGCGTTTTCTTCTCTCCACGCTTTTAAGATGTGAGGGAATGTTTGTGTCCATGCATCTCTACTAAAAATAGGTGTAGTTTTCGGATCTACAACTTCTTTTGGAATTACCAAAGAAATATCACCAAAGTTATTATACTCAATATCTTTATTTGTAATTGCAATAGATGGAACAGGTAATCCGCCGAGTTTCAATGCTTTAGATAAACCATCTGCACTTATATTGTGATACGCTACGAGGTTTCGTGCTTTTGTTTGTGCATACCCTTTTTGGTTTTCTAAAACCGCATCCATGTTGATACGCACACTATCACGGAAATAATCCATAGCAGTATAACCACCACGGCCCATTTGCCGCATATATTGTGCCATTACATCAGCATGTTGTGCCATTAACAACGCATTAGCTTTTGCCGTTTCACGTTGTTTTCTATCGGTACTTTCGCCAATCGCTTTAACTACTTTGTTGTACACATCATAGCCACTCTTGGATAATTGCATCCGTAACGCTATATCGTTATCTGCTAGGGCAAAAATCTTATCATGCAATCTCTCAAGGCTTTCAATTTGTTGTAGCGTATGTTCCATATCAGCATGATGGATATTGCTTTGGTTGAGTGCTTCCGTATTATCAGCGAATGCAGTTTGTGCTTTTGCTACGCTTGAATGGTACGCTGCTCGTCTACGTTCTGCATTCGTGCGTGGTGTTTTACCGCCATTATTAGACTTATAATCAGTCAACCATTGTGGCTCTACACCACTCGCCGTAGCTTCTTTAATATCATTGTCCATGTTGTCAAAGTCGCTTGCGTAGTTTTCACGATACTCTTGTACTAGATTTTTGTACAAGTTATTGTATGCTTGCTTAACCTGTGTAGGGTTAGTGAATACTTGGTCTAGTACTTCACGATCTACATCGCTTGCATCTTCAAATTCATCACGGATAATGCTTTCTTTAACTCGTTCAGCTTTCTTTTCTGTTGCATCAACTAGGTTATTATTAAAGGCTTCCACTTCCGCTTTTGCACGTTCAAGGGTTTTCATGCTCATGCCGCCACGAGTAAAGTATGTGCTTTCTTCTAGTGCCTTTACAGTTTCTTCCGTCAAGCCACCGCTCAACTGTGCATACTTCCCGATTGGTACAGGAATATCTGCGTTAGCTTCAATGCTTTTCGATACTTCCTCTTGCGTTACCAAACCACTATCAATCATATTCTTAATGGCTTGTTGGCCCTCTTCCGTTTCCGCCATTTCGTTGACATTTACATATGCAGTAGATACACCTACATTATCGCCCTGTGCTTGTACAATCTTTCCGTACAGTTCAGGGTTTTCTTTTGCCATTTTGTTTGACGATGCATCTTGCTTCAATGCTTGCATGATAGCATTACCATTTCGATTTTGTTCAGCCATCACGGCTTGTTGTTGCTGCTCAGGTGTTAACTTTTGAAATTCATGGAATGCTTTCATAGTGTGAATACCACTCACACCGCCACCAATTGCGCCTAAACCAATAACGGCTGGTAGTGCTTGTAGCATTGCACCGCCTGCACCTACCGCCATATCACCTATGGAATATGCTCCCTCTGGGTCATTAGCATTGCGGTATAGGTTATGTTGGAATTTTTCGTTGATGTCTTGCAAGCCCTCTTCGACTAATTCAGAACCGCCAGCCTTAACAGATGCTTTGGCCATTTGTGCAACAGTAGTGCCAATACCTCTATTGAATGTTGCTATTGTATCACTTGTAGCACCTTGTAATACTTTTGACATAACCGCTTTAGGCGCTACCTTACCTACACCCTTAATCATAAAACGTGTAGATGCCATTTCAATACCTGTATCAACTGCAGCATATGTCATAGCGTATTTATAAGCTTCATCATTAGAGTATACTTTGTTGCCATTTGCATCACGTTTATTGATGAGTTCTAGGTATTTATTACCAAATGACATTTTGTACATTTCATAGGCCATGTCAGCACCGCCACCCCATTTAGCACCAGTTGCTGCGCCTGCGCCTATACCTACACCATCGGTAGTTAAACCGCCAATTACCGCACCGATTGCACCACCGATAATTGCACCTCTACCGCCTTGTTTACCCATCATATAGGCTTGTGCTGCCGTATCACCTACAATCGATTGTAATGGATTTAGTGCATCCGTTTTTCTGTATTGCTGCAAGTTACCTTGCAAGCGTTCCATTTCATCGTTGAGTTCTTTAATTCTATCCGTATCGGTTGTATGTGCCATTTCAAAACCAACATCACCTAGTTTCATTTGGTCATTCATAGCCCATACACTTTGTTGGATGCTATCAAAGATACCGCGTGTAGCCTTTACTGATTGTAAATTTTGAATAGCTTGAATACCCTCGGCTTGTGAGTTGTATTTAACTTTATACATTTCTGGGTATTCATCATAGATTTCTTGTACTGTTCTACCCCTATCAACTTGTGCAGCTAATGTTGCAGCAGTTCTAAATCCATCTTCATTGCTATTCATAATTACATCAGCACCGATGTTTAGTTTATTAGCATATTCAAGTGCAGCATTGGCTTTCAATTCATCATTATTATATTTGAATTGTAATGCTGATGTTCTGAATGTTGCATTATATGCAATGCTAGGGTCAATACCTGTTGTATCTGCAATCGCTTTTAATCTATCAGCAACAAGCATTTTATTGTCATTACCTGTTGTATCAACTATGAATGGCTTATCCTTTACAGTATCAGCAATAGATGATACCGCATCAATAGCATTGCCAATAACACCGTTAACAGGTTTTAAATCTGTTTGATGCTCGTTTAAGTTGACTGTGCCGTTCGGTTGATACTTGTTAAAATGCCATTGATTAGCCATTATGCTATCTCCTTAATTATCTAAATCACCAAATGTTTGATGGAATGTACGTTCATCGTAATCGTTGTAATCGCCGTTTTCGTCCGTACCACCATTTCTATATAACCTTACGTAGTGTCCGCCATCATCACCTATTACAGGCTTGTAGTCTACATATCCTGCACCACGCAACGTTGCAAGTGCCACATTACTTTGATAGTTTTCTCCACTCTCCCAGAAATGGTCTACTTGTGTTGTTTGTATAACTTTAGGGCCTGCAATTTGATTTGCATACCATATCTGATCACCAACGCTTGGTGGTTCTCCATGTTCCATCATGTACTGTTGATACCATGCGCTAAAATCTTTTCTAAAACCATCTTTAAACAAGCCTTTTTGACTATCTTTTAATCCGTCCATTGCATCACTCATTACAGATTGAACGGCGGATAAATCAACAGAATATGAACCAGTTCCGTTATCTCTATCTGTTAATTCTTTGTTTAATTGGCTCATCTCTTGCATGGAAAGACTTCCGTTTTCTGCTGCATATTTTAAAATATCGCTAGCAGGTGTGCCACTTTGTATCATCTGTACAATGTTAGTTTTGTATGCTGCATTATTAGCTGCAGTCGCTTCTGCTCGTTCCGCCGCTATGTATCTATTTCTAACACCACCAAATGCAAGTGTTAGTTCCTCGTTACCTGCAGTAGCGTTATCAAGAAAATTAGCTAACTCAGCATTAGATGCGCCGTTTTTCTGCATTTCTAAATACTGTAGTTGAATTGCTTTCTTTTGCCGTTCCAACTCTTCAGCACGTGCTTTCTTTCGCTTTCCGACTTCAACATCGTAAGCTTTCAGATACATATTGCGTTCTTCCAACAATTCACCATCAGTTAATTGTCTACCGCTACCGCTAAACTTACCAATACCAACTATAGGGTAAATGTCAGCACCAACAATTGATACACCACTACTGCCAGCTTGTGCAACTTTACCATCACCCATATATACACCTACATGTGTTACCCCTTTATAGGCTTTATCATCTGAGTTAATAGCACTAGGGTCATCACTTGTTGCCCATCTAGCTTCATTACTTGGAACGTGCCAGAATACTAAATCGCCTTTTTTAGCCTGTGAAATATCGGTTGTAAGTTTCCCCTCTTGTTCGGCTTGTAGGTATTGTCCATCAGCCGTTCTATAATTCAGGGTAACACCTGCACTTGCTAATGTATCAAGCGTAAACTTGCCACAATCAGTAGCATCGCCGCCATCACTACCTAATACATAAGGTTTACCAATAGAACCATTCACCGCACTATCTAATGCAGCAATGTTGATAGAACCGCCTTTGTTTTGATTTCTCAATCCGTTTACATATGCATCGGCTGCTTTTTCTCGTCCACCCTCACCATATGTATCAACATCACCAGAAATCTTTCCATTTATAGTTTGTTGCGAATTAACTTGTTGAAACGCTGCATCAGCCTTGGCTAGTATCCCCTCGCTAACCCCTGCTTGCCGCAATGCTGCAATAACCTGCGGGCCGTATTTTATATCGTTTCTTGTTACCGCTTCATTTACAACACTTTGACCTATAGTATCGTATACTTCTTGCTTTTTACCCTTTACAAATTCTTCGCCACGATCACCATACATTAATTCGATATTCTTACCAATACCATCCAATGCAGTTTGTACTACATTAGGGTTATTAAAACCAAGTACGGCTATTTGTTTAGATTGGTCTAGGTTGTTATTAAAAGTAACATCCTTGTACTTTTCACGTTCTGACCGCTCGTGTACTTGAACCCTTGTGCTATTGGCGATTGTATCGTTATCTGCCATTCTTAAAAATCTATCTCTAATTCGATTATTGTTAGGTAGATTATCTAGTATTTCGTGTCTAGCCTTGCTCTCTATCTCATTAAAAGAGTAGCCTATATTAGCTGCACCGCCTAATGATGTATGTAGTAAGCCACTATCCTCATTAGTTAACGCATCAGAAATACGTTTCTTGTAGTCTGTTTCAGCGTTCATATAAGCGATGTTTAAATCTTCATCAAGTTTCTTTTGATACTGTTCGTTAATATTAGCGATACTATTGGCGATACTACGCAATCCGCTTTGGTCTGCACCATACGCAATTTCATTTGCGTAATTGTGTATTTGTCCATTAATGGTATTTAGTTGTTCTTGGCTTTCATAATTAACAAGTTTCATATCAGCCTACCTATATCTAACCTTACGAACAGTAATAACAGATGATGGCCCTGTGCCGTTTTCCATTCGCATTGTATCTGCTTGTCGCTTTCCACTAAATGCATCAAACGTTGTATCGCCACCATATACAGTTTTGTACTTTTTAGCACTTGCGCTACTACCTGCATATTGTTGTTTTAACCCATACATGCTTGATGCACCACTCAATATAGTTCCAAGCATTTGCAATCGTCCTTGCGTTTTCGCATTAGATGCAGCAGCTCTTGCACTACTAGCTTCGTTGCGATAATTAACCCCATTCAGATATTCGTTGTAGATACTGTTATTCTTGTTAGTTTCCCAATTGTTAATATCCTTGTTATATTCGTCATAGCTACTAGCCATTAACTGTAATGGTGTACCACTCATAGATAACCCTGTAGCGCCTGCTTCTGCCGTATTCTGACCTGCAATTAACCGCATTTTATTATCCATCTTATCTCGCTCTTGTAGTGCTTGATTGGCAATATCCTGTTGTTTCCTATCAGATATTCGTGCATTAGCTTCCGCTGCTTGTGCCTGTGCGTTATACATTGCAGTTTGTGCTTTAGTTTGTTGGTGTTGGCCCCATAATGTAGTAACCAATTGACCTGCCATTAATGCAATAGGATTACACATTCGCATCCCCCTTTCTCAATGTAAATAGTTCCATTCCGTTATGCGTTATATCAGAATGAATAACCGCCCCTAGTGATGTAAGCCATCGCTTCGAGCGGTTATTTTTCTTATGTATGAAATTGAATAAACATTCATGAGTGGATAACCACTCTTTTATGATTGCGTTACTTCGTTTTAGAAATTCCTTTTGTAATTTCAAATTCGTATCCAGTATCTTATTTCCCAAGAAATAAATACAGTACATTCCGTTGATTGGCTTTTTTGAAATTCCGTATACGGCTATTGGTACATCATTATCAATTACAATGTGGTTTTCATAGTCATCACTGCATATATCACTTACAAAATCATTTTTTCCATAATTCGAGAAATTTTGGTTCGCTATATTGACCTCTAAGGTGTCTATGGCTCGTAAGTTGATATATAAGTCATGAATTAATGAAGTGTGCCTTACAGGGCAAATCTCAAAGTCCTGTAACATTTGGAAAACCACCACCTATTTCTATCTCTCTTGTAACGCTTAAAAGGTTAAATGGATAAGGTTTTTCGTGCAAAATACATACAGATGCATCGGTTGAGTACACTCCATCGAATTTTGGCAATATACATACCTTATCACCGCTATATAATTTGAGTGGCGGTAATAAAATATCATCCATATGGTTGAAGTTTCTTCCGATTTTGCCACCGAATGAATTTAAGATATTGAGTGATAGCCTACTCATTGTTAATAGTCGGCCTTGTAACGTGCCATCTTGTATTTGCATTTCAATACTCGGAATACGTAATCGTGTAGTGTAGTTAATTCCAATGGCTACGCTTTGTGCTTTACCATCGATATTAATAATTGCCGTAGGTGGTACTTCCTTAATTGGCCGTTCCCTACCATTTACAACGATTTGCACATCCTCACCAATCAGATGAGGTACTGTGATAGTGCTGATATTCTCTGTGCTAGTTTGTCTAATATAACAATCCATGTACACGTTGTTATTATCAGCGTTATACATTGGCTCAAATCGTTCTATGCACATCACTGTACCGCTTTTGAAATCACGCTCAACGATTACATACAAACTATCTTGCTCGCCCTCAGCTACACTCTCAGCATATTTATATTTGCCTTTTGTGGTGAAGTGCGACCATGCATACACCTTTTGCTCAGGAATGTAAGTTAGACAATCGATATTGCCATCATCTGTTACGTAGTAAACGATACTATCTGGATCTTGTGCATAAGCGCTTGTAATGAAATTACGATACTTTGTCAGATGCTTAACGAATAGAGTTAAGTCAGCCCCTGTGTAGTTATCGCTTTCATACGAGTAACCTAAATCACGCACTACACACCCTCTAGCTTGTACGTACACGCATCTATTCCCTATGTATTGTGGCTCACATTCAGATGCACCACGTTGGGTTTGTGTACGCAAATTGCAATTAGTTGGTGTGATAGTTTTTGAACCATCTATAATCCATTCGTTACCACTGGTTAAAATCAATAAGTCATTAGCAGGTATCAAATGTCTAATGTCATACATTTTGCGGTTAATAACAGGTAGTGTGATTGCACTATCATCTGTAATCGTTCCGCCTACCTTTTCTACACCAAAGTTGGAATAATCGCCTGTGCGACTAAACCATATGTAGTTAGGATATTGAAAGCTAGATGCTAATATAAATCTGTCTTGATAAAACGTACATACACGAGGATAACCAAGTCCTTTACCCCATTGTCCAAATCTGAATTTAGAGGTGGCTTCGTTATCTACAACGCTATTCAATACATTTACTTTAACGTGCTTACTATCAACAAATTCTTTGATTTCAACTACACCATAATTAGAATGTGGCAAGAATGATAGGTCTACATTAACGCTACCGCCTTTTAAATCAGATACAACTTTCAATTTAGCACTAGGTGTAACCTTGCCTGTATCCGTTACATTGTAATCGTTGTTAGATGTGTACACTCGGTAATCTTTCCATGTAGTGCCATTGTCATTGCTGATTTGGATTTTAACAGTGCCATTCCAAGTGCCATGTGATGTGAATTTCCATGATAAATCCTCATCACTACTGAATTGTTCTACATCATAATTGATGTTGTTGTATTCATTTTCAGCCATAAGAATACGTTCATCATCACCATCATAACTGCCTTTTATCACTTTTCCTGTTTCACTTGTTGTAATTGCTTTTATATAATGTTCAATCTGCATGACAGAATGAACCATATCAGCGTTGAATATATCCTTTGTGGCGGTTAATGTATCGCCATTCAAGATTACAGTACTTTCTTTGTCTATGTTGACTTCGCCGTATGGTTGCTCTGATAACTTATATGTATCAAACCGCCAGTCCGTATCACTATATCGTGATAGCGTTTTAACAGGATATTTACCACTACAAATGAACATTACATCACCACTTTGGATGCAGTTCAATTTATCAACTACATCACTTTCGAATGGTGTTTCTAGTTCGATACCTGTATAGATACCATTTCGCCACACTCGGATATACTGCTCACCAATCTCAAGTAGGAATGATTTGTTCTTTTCTGCCGTAAATTCAAATAGCCGTGTGGACTTATCCTTGTTTTTAACCTGCCCTATATACTCTGAACCTTGCCGTCTAGCCACCGCCCCATAAGGTCTAATGACTGCATTTTCTGCTAATAGCAACGCACTTTTGAATTGATCTAGGTCAAATCTCCTAGATACATCAGGCGAAATCTCACCAGTTGTAAATGCAAGTTGTGATATATACATTGGTTTCATGATTACCAACTCCTTGCTTTTACATAGTTAGAAATATATGGCATATCTTGCCTACGTTCTTTCGCACTCAAACTCTTGGCCTCTTGCGTTGCTGCTTGATAGAGTTTATAGCATTGGTCGAATAAACCGCTATTACCAGTTAATGGCATGGCTAATTCTGACCCCATTTTAGATTTCAAGGCCTGTACGAATACAGGACTGAATACATCTATATCTTGCACATCGTACACGTAATCAATATACGCAAGCGGTACATCACTTACTATGTACTTTGTGTTATCGTCAAAACTAAATACATCATATTCCTTTTGCCTATCCGTTCTAAATCGTTCCCCTTTAGGAATAACCCCAAGAATACGGATGCACTTTTCAGGATATGCATAAACAAATTCATAGCCAGCTAGTTTATGCTCAGATAACACGCACTCTTCACGCTTACGAGCGAAATTCCATTCATATTGTGAAAGTAGCATCTTGCGTGTTGCATCATAATGCAATCTGCATTGTCTAGCCGTTTCTGTTTCTTCATCAAGGCCGTATATCCTACCGCCATTGATTAATGACAAAGCCATGTTGCAAATATCAGTAGGTGTCATATTGCCCCCTTTTTATAGTGAAAAAGAGGGATGCATAAGCACCCCTCATTCTGTTATTCTGCAGTTTCTTCCGATTTCTTGCCTTTAGATTTAGTCTTTGGCTTATCTTCGCCATCTTCGGTTTCTTCAGTTTCTTCTGCGCCTACAGCTTCAAACAAATCATTGAAGTAATCTTTATCGTATTCAGCTACTTCTTCTTTTGTAAGTTCTACTGTTTGTCCTTCTTCAATTAAACCCTTTGTATTGTGATACAAGGTTACTTTTGCAATGTATTCCATGTTACCCCCTATTTGCTAGTGATACCGCTAGTCAAGAATACAGAAATTGTGCCAGCCGTTGCATTGTTGACATTTGCACGTGTATAGCGTTTAACACCATTTGCCAAGCGCACTTTATATTCGTACCCAGCTGGTGCATTGGCTGGTAATGTAATACCATGCAACAATACAGGGTTAGCAATGTTTTCTGTATCAGATGTATATACGTTGATTAATGCAGTACCAGTTAATGCTTTATCTACACGAACAACTAACCACAAGTTAGGGTCAGCATCACCGCTAGTAACCATAACATCGGAGCTGACATTGCCAGATAATTCACGTTTCCAATGGAATGTATTTAAAATATCGATAATCATGTATTTTCTCCTCTCTACTATGCAGTAACACGTGCTTCGGTGGAAAGCAATGCATCAATTTTACGAACAGGAATACCATTTGCACGAGTAACCATTTTACCCATTTCCATATCTTCTGTGATAGTAGAACCATGTACTTTATTCTTTTGCAAGCGTAAGAATGTACGCAATTCTTGGTTCATGTACCATACAGGACGGCATCCTGTGAGAGATTGCATTTTTTCTTCTGCACGGATCATCAAGTTAATCAAGTTAGGGCCTGCGGAAATATCTTCTTTGATAGATTTCATATCGATATTAGCGATACGTACTACATATCTCCAATCACGCACGGATAAACCGATGTTTTCTTTGAAATGAGTTCGATAAGCTTGGAACATAGAACCATCAGCTTTAGTAACTGTTACTTCGCCCAAATCTTCTTGTTCTAAACCGCCTTGACTGCCACGTGGATAAATACCATGTACAGTAAGAGGGCCCCAACCTACGAGCCACATAGAGGCAAGGTTAGCAGTACCGCCTGCATCAATAATGTTTTTAGCGCAATCAGCTTTTTTAGTATCCAATGTATTGAAACGTGCGGATAAGCCAATGAATTTTTCTGGTGTAGTTTCATCACCATAGAAAAGTGTGCGTGCGATTTCTTGGCCCATACTTTCAACAAATGCACTATCTTCTGTTGCACGGAACGCTACAGGGTCATTGGAAAGTTTAACCAAGTCTTTATCCACTTCGGAATACGCTTCCAACATACCGCAAGTATCAGTAATTTGTTTGGTAGTGGATTTAGATGGTTGTACACCGCCATACAACATGCGCCATGTAGTGGATGGTAAGCCAGTACGTACAGTCGTTTTGTTAGATGTACCATCGTTACATTCAATCATTGTCATGTCTTGAATGATTTCGTTTGTTTGGTTCAATTGCTCAATGATTTGTGCAATTTTACCATTTGGATCCATACGAGTTTGTAAATCCAATAATGTAGGATTGTTAGTTCCAATTGTAGCCATTAATTAATCTCCTTTAATCTTTAAACATGGACGGATACATATTCCGTCTAATAGCTTCGTCAGATTGATTATTTGCAGGTCTGTTGTTCCCTGCGTTACTATCTTCACTTGCCATACCAGCAATATGTGCGAATAGTTGAATTACTTCTACACGATTACCCAAGCCATTTTCTGCTAGGATTTCACGGATATTAGGAATTGTCTTTTCTACTGCTTCAACACCTGCGGCCGCTTGGCTAACAGTAGTATCGAATTTGCTCCCTAATACCTCACGAGCGTTATCTGCATAACCTTTATATTGTGCATTGAGTGCTTCTTGCTTTTGGTTTTCGTAAGCTGTTACAAGGTTAGTTGCATATTGATTGCCAAACTTAGCCATCTGTAACGCTTGCTCTTGCGTTGCACCTACACCATTAAGCATTTTTGAAAACTCATCTGCGATGGTTTGGTCAACTTCGCCACCATCAAATGCAGTTGAGAAATCATATACAGTAGGTTCTGCAGGTTGGTCGGTGTTAGTATCACCGCCACCGCCTAAAATCGTACTTTGTTGATCTTGTGTGTTCGTGTCCTGTGGTGTACCACCATTTGCACTATCCGTGTTATTGTTTGTGCCTTGTTCTAAATTCTCATCCATGGTTATTCACCTTTCTTTAATTCGTTTTCTTCAAGCGTTTTAAAATATTTCTGCATCTGAATATTTTCAATTTGTGCTAGGTGATATTTCTTAACACCCTCTACACCATCGCCAATCTTTCCTAAATCGTTTTGTAACAAAATAGCAACAGCCCTCATTCCCTCATTGAAGAATGTTGTACTGTTGCCAGTGAACGATTGGCTATTCAGTTTTGCTCGGTCAAGAATGCGATAAAAAAACCACCTACCAAGTTCATCACTCAGTACGTGGTTTAGCGCTTCAATATCACGCTCACGCATATAATCTCTTTTTTGTTTCATCTAGTACCCCATTCCCATTAACTGTTGCATTACAGGGTTTCCATCATTTGCTGCATCGGTTGCTTGTTTTGCTGCACTAGCCATTTGAGGTGCTAATTGTGCTGCTTGCATCATTTGTGCTTGTTCCTCTTGTTCTTGTTGTGCCTGTTGTTGTTCTTCCATCTTAGCTTGATATTCATCATTCGATACAATAACTTTTGCAGGTACACCGAGGTTAACACCATAATAATCTGCTGCTTCTTCAAAATTAAATTTTTGTAGAATATTAGGATTGCCCTGTGCTAATGACATTAAGAATGCGAAATACTGCTCTATAGAAGTTAAAGATGATACTTTCTGCGCCTGTGCCAATGGTGAAATGTACTCTATCTTGACATCTTGGCCGTTTAACTCTTCCGCCAATGCTTCATCGATTTGTGGAAACACACCTGCACGATCTAATATCGCATAGGTACGTTCGATAATCGGATTAAGAAATTCAGATAGTAGCCGTTCCACTACAGGCCCTAATTGTTGCAACTTCTCTTGCGTGCGTTCCATGACTTCCCTTGCCGTCATTTGGCCGTTGTCCATATTGTCTAGCATAAGGAATAAGTCAGCACTATATGCACGCTTGATGCTGTCTTTAACTTCAATGATTTGTTGCATAATCCAATCAAGATTGATACCTACATTAAAAATAGGTTCAACCTTACCGCCTGTATCGACTTCGGTTATACCGCCAGGAAATAGCGATACACTACCGATTACATCAGATGTAACGGCCATAGGTGGTTTCACACCTAACTCAATAGCGGTTAATCGGTCTAGTTCCAACTTCTGCAACATCATCGCATCAGATTGTGCGAACCATGCACTACCTTTACCATACCCATTTAGATCATGTGTGGTGTGCCGTGCAATCGGAATAGGCCATTCTTCATAGCCACTATGTCGCAAGATTTCATCATCTCTACTCCCCTCAACCCAGTAAATAGAAGAGTAAGGCATGTTCTTGTTTCCTAGTTTTCCGTTTCGGTCTTTGTTTTCGCACACCAGCCAACAAACAGTATATACCTTAGCATTACCCTTGCCGTCATCGTATGCACTTTTAATCATGTCGGTACAATTATCATATCCAAACTCTTCCACGAGTTGGTCGCAAGTCATGTTGTACTTTCGCCCAAACGTGTTAACCTCACCATTAGCATTACATTCTAATGCGTAAGTGCCGATTGGATACGATGTGAAACGCACACCAACTTTACCATCTGGCATAATTGACATAGGCGCTTGTCCAAACGGTAGTTCCATATAGACTTGGTGAACCACATTGTAGAAATTGGATTTTGCAAATACTGCATACAATATTTCTTCACGTTTATCTAATACTTTTGCTACCTCGCTATTCGCTGCCATGTCTGTATTCTCCATGGTTAGCTTAAACCACTTTCTACTAGGCGGTGTCATTCCACTCATTACACCACTAGCAAATATTTGGCAACTTTCCCATGCTATACCAGTTAGTATTTTGTCAGTATATAGTTTCGATTGGTCTTGCTCACCATCGAATACACCAAGAAATGGCAACTGATAATCTCTAATCATCTTCCATTTCTCAACGTATTTTTGACGATTTGTGAACATCTGATTGAATTTAGCTTTTATTTTCTTGTAGTCTTTTGGTTTAGTTACAGGCTTTTCTGTAGGTTGCCTTGCTAGGCTTGATAAGATAGTACTCATATTAACCGCCTAATGTCGTTTTGCCTGTTGCTTGACTTAAAGCGCTAGCCAAGATTGTACTATCATAACCAGTTTTCTTGCGCTTCTTGTCTGTGAACCATTGTTCATCTCTTTTTTGTGCCATATCATCAGTTTGTGCAACTGGTGTAGGCGATGGTGCTGGTTGCTTAATATCTGGTGTTTTAGCTTTCATACACATTCACATTCCCCCTTTACCAAAATGGTTTGTACTCTGTATTCGCTACTCTTCTGTGATTGCCATTTACTTTTTTAGTGACCCTAAATGCAAAGGTCAAGGCTAATGCATCGCCTTTATTCGGTGATGGTAAGCCACGTTCTTTCATATCTTTCTTGCTTTCAAGTTGTATTCGGCCGTTTTTATCAATGATCGCTTCTGGCCCTACAAGGTCATCATACAATCCTTGTTCATTAGGAATTGAACCGCCCTCTTTTAGCCATTCTTTCATCTCACCCCACATATACGCACGCATATTGAGATACATATTGTTAGGCGATGCACCACCAAAGGCAACTAACCGCCATCGTCTACCCATTGACTTACCGATACTGTAAATACCAGTGCCGTACCCTTGGTCGATAAATACTGCATCAGCTTTATATTCATCCTCGAATTGTGCTATCAGGTTAGCCATACGCATATCATCATCATTCTTTTCAATAGTTGCCAAGCATTTCATGGAATAGCCATTACGCATCACGATTTCTAATGTATCGCCACCAGTCCATGCAGGGTCTACACCGATAATTACAGGTAGGTTGTTAAACTCACCAACTCTGTACATTCTCTTTTGTGCTTCATTAACGATTGATGCGGATATGAATTGTGTGTCAGATGCACTAGGGAATATCCCTCTTACACGCACTTTTACAAAGTCGCTATCCTCACCATGAATATCAACCCATTCTTGCAACTTCGCTTTGTTTGAGATTTTAACAGTACGGCTATCTATCTGATAGGTAGTCCAATATGCACGATGCTTTCTGAAACATTCTCTAAACCTACCACTATTACGTGTAGGGTTTCCAAACACGCACCATATAATCTCGGTTTCCTTATCTGTTAATGCACCCTCTGTAACTTCCCATATCTTATCGGAAATAGCGGATGCTTCATCAAATATGATAAGTATTCTGTTACCTTGATTGTGCAATCCAGCAAATGCTTCTGGATTACTTTCACTCCATGGAATAGCATCTATCCGCCACGTTTTCTCATACTGTTTATCAGCACTAAACAATGCGGTAGCGGTATAAGTGAATAACTCCTTACCGATGAACAGGTTGTACCACTTGTTTAACTCAGCCCAAGTCTTAGACTTTAACTGTGTATCAGTATTGGCGGTTACTACTCCCCTTGTATTCTCATGCGTGGCAATAGCAAATAGAATTAAAATCGATGAAAACGCTGATTTACCAATACCATGACCAGATGCAACTGCAATTTGAATTGCCTTAGCTAATGACTTACCCTTGCGTAGTTCTTCGCCTATTTTCTTAAAAGTCTTTACTTGCCATTCATCAGGGCCGTCAAAGTTTTCAAGCGGTGTTCCTTTTTCTCCCCAAGGGAATGCGAAATATACAAAGCCTAATGGATCATGCGTAAATGAACCCAACGCATCAATCAGTTGTGCCTTGTTGTACTTCATCTGATTTCACCCTTGCTTGCTTCATGCGGTCTGATATATCAATCTCTATTTCTGCATCAAGTTTCACCTTATCAGTAAATAGCATGTGCCGTTTACCTAACAACTCGGCTGCTTTTGTTCTATCTGCAATCGATGCATCCAAACCGAATGCATCTTTTTCTTCGCCATTCATAACCTTGGTTAGGTACTCCAATACTTCATCAGCAGTTGCGATTGTGTTTTTGCTACGCTCGTTCATAACTGTATCTATATATTGCCGTACCTTAGGTTTTCTTAGCATCTTGCTTCCTGTTACACTTGCACTATTTTCTGCATATCCAGCCTTGATAGCACTCTGTGTCGCATTGGTAGTCTTGATATACTCATCTGCAAATATACGTTCTTTTTCTGTTAAGGTGTTAGCATCTGCCATATATCAATCACCACCTTTATATGTTCTAACTAAAAATAGCAGTACTTCATGTTGTTTAGTACTGCTATACTCACTTTCTTTCTTATATAGTTGTCCTTGTTTAAAGGTCTTGCCCTTTTTGTACTTATGAGGAAATGTTAGTTTGTACTCTTCCTCTGTATACATTCGATTAACGATATATACCTTACAAGGCTTATCATATTTGCTCCATGTTTGCCGTACATCGACTACATACCGCCTGCCGTTCATTTGTAACGCTTTCAGTAGTTTCTTTATCGTTGGTTGATAATTCACATCAAGCACCACACAATACCGACTATAATCAATACACCGCACACAATAGCTAGACAATCAATAATGCTCAGTACGTTATCTTCACGATGTTCAAACGCATATTTTGCTTTTGCCTGTAGGTCTTTATTGTCTAAATCTTGTGCTGCACGTTTAAACAACGCTCTATCCTTAATGAATTGTTTAATTGCTTTAATCATTTTAGTACTTCACCACCTTTCCGTTTTAGCTTTCCATTAGATCTAACACACAAACCACATTTACTTTTTCTTGCATTTCCCTGTGTGATGTATGTTTGGCATAATCCATCATATTCAATGACATTAGCCGTGCATTTCCCTTTTTTGTTGTTTAAGCATTTGCTTTTACAACACAATATGTCAGTCATCATTTCTCCTTTTTTTTGATAACTTTATACAAAAAATGAGATATATCGCCGTGGATATACCTCATTATGTGATAGTTTTATTCATTTGTATTGCATACTCAAAACCAAAGTTATATAGTTGGCTATTCACCAACACGAGCATATGAATTGTAATCATGGTTAGTTCCCTCTATCTAACTCACGCATAACACTCGGTTCTTAATGGAACATATATAGCTTTAGTTTTCAATATGCAATTGCACTCTCTAAACTAATACCGCCAGTTGTTTGTAGTATGTAACATTTTTTCGCTTAAGGTTTTATTTCATGAAACGTATAGTTGGTTGTTATTGCAATATTGGAAATGATTATATGTGCGGTATTAGTTTACAAAATGCAATATAAGAGGTGCGGTACAGTTAGAAAATAATATAGATTGTAATGACTTAGAAACAATACTCGTTGATTTTCAAATACAAAATATAAAACCGCACCTCAATTGCTATTTAGTTTTTAGAATTGCTCACTGGCAACTCTTACACCTTATATTCTACTATATGTTTTTAGATGTTTATACTGACATTTACTGACATTTCATGACATTTACTGACATTTCAACCTGCCTATTTCAATTAACGCTTTTTCTTTATACCTCATGGCCTGTCTTTCGTTGAATTGGTTCTCAAAAACCGAATGCGCTTGTTTGGCTGACATTCCAAGCAGGTATTCATAACGTAACATTGTACCGCCTATTTCTTCACTTAGACTATTGATCGTGTTGATTACATCGCACTTGTACTCGCTCAATTCATCAATCCGTCTGCGTTGTTCTTTTTCTGTATCAATAAACCTTGCTACGCTATTTTCTAAGCCACATGGAACACCGCCACCGCTCACTCTATCCTTGGAATAATCGATTGCACTAATCGATGTGATGTTACATCGTAGTTGCTCTATTTCTTTTGCAATCGATTTTATTTGCTCATCAACTGTCTTTACAGGCTCAAGGTATTTTCTAGCACTACTGATTAATCTCTTTTCGCTCTTTGTCGGTTCATTCAAATATTACTCACCACCCAACATAACACCAGCACCAAAGATAATTAACACAATACCAATTATCGCCTGTATGTATAACATTCGCACGCATCCCTCTTCAAACGTATCAAAGGCATCGCTTAAAACCGCTGCTAAAACAGGTGAAACACCTAATATCATTCCAATTGTAATTAAATTTTCAGCCATATGTTTATACCTCTGCTAGTTTTGCAAGATTCCAATCGGTTGTATCGCCCTCATAATCAGCACTCCAAGATGTTGCACCACATAACCAAGCATATACTCTCTCATCTTTAAAATATGCAAAATGTCGTTTTTCCCATTCATCTTGTTCATACTGTTTAACCAATATAGGTGTATCAACTGGTACTTTGCTCCACTCAACAATACCTAGATATTCAGCCACATCAATTAATTGGTCTTTTTCTTCAAAGCATGTAGATTTCACTGGAACACGTGGCGAAAACGGACATAGATAATCTCTTTCGTTTACAAAGAAAAACAGTGTATCATCTTCAATTTCTGCTTTTCTAAACCCTAAATCATACATGCGTTTAAATAGTTCATCTGTAAATGCTTTATCGTTCATGTTCCCATTCTCCTTTATCTTCATTCCACTTGTACCACTTCACGTTTTTTATAAACATTCCGTTGTCTTGTAAATCATCTTGCATTTCACCGATACAAAATTCATCATCGCCACTTTCACTAGCTAATTGCTTTAGAAATTCAAACGCACTTTCCCATGTATCATGCGGTGCTATGTAATAATCAGAATGTTCTGTATATCCGCTATAACCTAACATTTTAACCTGCCATTATAAATTTTATCCAATTCATAACGATATTGTGATATAATCTCGTTCTTTATTCTTAGTGCAAATTCTTCTAATGTAATGTTTAAACCCTCTAATTCATACATTGATATATTTCTACATATTTTTATATCTGACTTCTTGTAAACAACAATAAACATATTCATATTCAACGTTACTTTAGGTTCAAATAAATAATCCTCATAAACAAATGTTAAGGCTTGTTGCAAAATATGAATTGTATCATGTAGCCCTATCCTTTTTATATCGTGATAAATTCTCATATTCACTCCTTATGATAAGGCGGATTTTTCACCGCCTATATCTTATTCAACCAATACTTTTATTAAAATCACAAACCCAAATATTAAAACTACTAGCGATACACACATGATCACATTGAAAAATAACTCTTGTAAAAATTTAATTCCATCCATTATTTACTCGCTTTCAACTCTTCAACTTCTGCTACTAATTGAGTAACCAACTCTTCAAGTTGTTTGATTTTGCCTTTATGGTTAGTTTCATATTCAGAACCTTTACCAAGCCTAAAGGATACACCTGCATTAATCATCTTGTTTGCTAGCGTAGCACCTACACTAAGCATTACATGCTCTGTTGGTGCATAGAACATACCAAGGGCTACATCATTTGCGTTTTTATAGTGGCCGTAACCTACCGCAAATGTTAATTTGTCATCAGAATTGTAACCAAGGTAATGCAACGCACTTAGTGCTGCATTAGATGCACCAACTTTTGCTACTTCATGCATCACGTTTGAGATTTGCCCCATTGTATTACGTTCCAAACCTGTAATGCGTTCCGTATTGTTCAAAATGGCTTGGCTATTTTGCCCTACACGCTCATTTGTAGCGGTTAGAGTGTTATTAATCGTTGTAAATCCGTTATCCACCTTAGAGGTCAAATTAGAGATATTCGTAGTATTGCGTGCAATGCGTGTACCATTGGTTTCAATCTCGTCATATGCAGCGAACAACTGGCTTCCGTTTACTGCATCTAAACTGCTAGGGTCTACACGGCCTGCACTTACGTTGTGCAGTTGGCGGTTGTAGTTATTGATACCACTATAAGTATCGCTTTTCTTGCTGCCAAACGATACTACGCTGTTAGGGCTCTCACCTGCGAATACGTGAGTTACCCCATTTAATACAACTTGTCGCACACCTACAGGGTTATCCGTTTGGCTATTCGTGCCAATCGCTACGGAATTTTGAACAGGTGCTGATGCATTGTTCCCAATGACTACTGCATCAATACCACGCACTACGCTATGTGTGCCTACTACTACCGCACCTTGATTATCTACAGTATTGTTAGCACCCAATACTGTTTGTTCTTTATTATTGCCTACGTAATTGTTGTAACCAATTACACTTGCTTGGTCAGCTTCAATTGTTCCATTGCCACCACCGATTACAACGCTATCATTTCCTGTTACTTTATTATCACGGCCAATTGCAATTGTATTTGTGCCTGTAACTACTGTATTTGCCCCTACGGCTACAGAATTATAACCGCTTACTACTGGTGCTTGTGCGTTAGGTTCTACAGGTCCTGTAACTACTCCATTTGCAAATGCACTACCACCGATTGCACCCATAATCATTGTTGCTAATACTAATTTATTCATATTTGTTTTCTCCTTTTACTGTCTTTCTACTGTCTTTTTCTGTGTTTCTACTGTCTTTTTTATTTGCCAGTACTACCGAACCCATTACTGCCTCTTTCCGTTTCATATAATCGGTCTGTTTCTTCTACCTCAGGCAATAATATCGGAACAATTAACAACTGTGCTATACGTTCGCCACGCTTAATTGTGTAATTCTTGCACGATACATTGTCATATACCGCACATATCTCCCCTGTATAGTCGCTATCAATTACTCCCATGCTATTTGCCATTCGTAGCGGTGTCTTATGCATACTACTACGAGGCACTAACAATCCAACATGAAAATCAGGTATTTGTACCGCTACTCCTAGTGGTATTTTTCTCTGTGCATCTGCTGGTACTGTAATATCAAATGGACAATATAGATCTAAACCAGCACTCCATTTACTACCTCGTGTAGGCAACTCAACATATTTATTTAATCTCTTTACTAACATTTATCCAATCCCCCCATATCTTCGCCCTTGTTACTTGATTGCTTGTTAAGTTCAATTCTTTCATGATTTGTCTGTTATTAAAACCTTGTTTACACAATGCAATAACATCATCAATCAATTTGAATTCATCTTGTATAGTTCTTTTCTTAGGCAATCCGCTACCTTTTCCACCGATAACCTTGATTGCCTCGTTTGTATCAAGGTTTCCCCATACTACTGATGCTAATGCTAACCAGTTTTTGCAGTTATACGGAATACCATATGTGGATGCATTAACAGCCATCACTAAATCCACCTTTCTTATACATCTTGAACCAATCATCCGCCCTCATGGTGATTAACCATTTAGCATTATTTTTTCGATGTGCCACGATTGGCATCACGTTTTTATGTTCGCTATCATGAATTGCTTGTGCCATTGCTTTATCGATATTTAATGCTTGTACCCGCTTAACTTCAATATGAATATTAGGTAGTCCAACACAATCGCTGGCATCACCTGTATTTCCACAATACTGTTGCGTTCTACGAACATCAAATCCATGTTCCTTGCATAGATTGGCAAATTCACGTTCACCATCTGCACCTTTTCGTTTACTATTTACTTTCTTTTTCTTCTCTGTTGGCATTATCTATTCACCCATTTCATGCATCCAATTCGTAAATAATGCATTAACCCTGTAGGACTTAATTCGTACCAATCATCTCTAGCTTTAGCACGTCTTACAAATCCGCCAAACTCGTATATATTACCTCTGAAATCATCTGTATCTATTTCATCAATCAAAATCAATCCTGCATCTTTCAGAAAGAAATTGATCTCGTTTCTATTCTCTTCATACAAACTTCTTGGCATTGCATAATACAAGTATTTTACGTTCTTACAGTCATGGTATCGTTTCTTTTTAAAATCACGTCTAAAGTCATGAATGTTTGTTTTGATTTCCACTTCTGTTAGGTACTGTGTTTTTAAATCAAAATATACGAAATCAGCTTCATATTCAGTTCTTCCGGGACAATACATACTCACATTTGGTATGCATATTTTTTACGAAATAAGTGTCTACCAAGAACATATTGAATATCTTTTTCGTTCATATATGCATCTCCTAATCATTCACTTTCGCCCTTAAAAAATACTAACCAAACTGTTTTTCCCCTGCGTTGGCCAAACAGTGGTTTACTAGGAAATAACCCTTTAAGCATCGGTAACGTGATTTGTTCTTCATTCCACTTAAAAATCATCGTTCCATTTGACTTCAACACTCTCCAACACTCTGATAAACCTTGTTCAATATCCTCTTGCCATGTTTTTTCTAACTTCCCATATTTCAACGCTAAAAACGATTTTTCACCAGCATTTAATAAATGTGGCGGGTCGAACACTACGAGGTAAAAACTTTCATCATCAAAAGGCATCTTGCGGAAATCTGCGATCACATCAGGCTTTACAATTAACTTCCTACCATCGCATAGTGTTGTGTCCAATGTGCGTTTATCCATATAACAGGTTTCATTATTTTCTTTATTGAACCAAAACATTTTGCTTCCGCAACATGCATCTAGTATTTTCATATACTATAAACACTTACTCCTTAACATAATCACTAATTCGGTATTTCTTTGTTTCAAAAACCACCCATGCATTATTTTCGAACCCATATTTCTTCTCCCATGCTCGGAATACTTTTGTTAGTTCTTCGCTTAGTTCGTCAATATGCTCTTTCTTTACATCGTACAAGTAATCGTCCGACCATTCTTTAATTTCATCATCCATATCATATTCAATTAAATTACAAAGTACTCGTTCACTATCAATCTCTGGAACATAATGATAAGGGTGTCCAACACGTACACATTCAATATCTGAACATTCTCCTAAATAGCTATGGTCGCTATCTCCTACATCCCACAAGTTACTGTAATATTCCAAATAATCTGCTATGGCATCTTTAACACTGCCTTGTGGTTTACCTGCTATTTCGCCATCTACCCAGCAATATTTTGTTTTATCTTCAACTAACATTGTTATTTCCTTTCAATCAAGCGTTACGGGAAATTTAACCTTTTCAATTTCCGCCCTAACTTCCAAAATATACAAGTACTTTCGCATCAATTTGGCTTGTGCTTTTAGTATTTCAATAGGGCAAGTTGGTGTAAATTCCAAAGTCATTGCATCATATTTAACTAACATTTTGTTTAATTTCTTATATCTGTATTTCAATTCAATGTATTCTTTTATAAATCTATCTTGATATGTTTCTTCTTTCATTTTTCACCTCTTAGAACGGAATATTTTCACCTTGATTGGTGTTATCAAAACTATCAAAGTTACTACCACTATCAAATTCACTCTCTAATTTCCGTCCTACGAAATTAGCAACTACCTCTGTTACATACTTCTTTTGGCCGTTGCTATCATCATAGGAACGTGTTTGTATTCTTCCCTCTACGAATAGCCGTTCACCTTTCTTGCATGCACCAACGGATTCGCCTGTCTTGCCCCATGCTACGCAATTAATAAAAGCAGTCTGTTCTTTCGTTTCGTTTGTTGTAGAGTCAATATAAGTATTCG